GTGGCAGTCCTGGTAACGGATGCCCCTGAGGGCACGGAACAGGCGCCGCTGGATGTAGACGGTGTCCTGGTCGCCGCGTTCCCACAGGTGCAGCTCCCCGACGTCCACCTCGGACTTCTGCAGCAGGTACCGGGTGTCGGTGGGGACCTGGGACAAGACCTCGTCGGCGTCGATCACCAGCAGCCAGTCGTCCTCGGTGGTGAAGGTCATCGCGAGGTCGAACATGAACGAGCGCTTCTCGACCTCGTTGCCGTACCACGGCTGCCGTGAAGCGTGGATCGTGCAGCCCACCCCCGCGCCGGCCGCGGTGTGCAGGATCGTTTCCGCCTGCTCCGTGCCCGATGCCGGTTTCGACTGGGCGAACGGGAACTCCGCGTACGGGCCGTCGACAGCGACCAGGTGGTCGCAGAGCTTCGCCGCACTGGCGACGGTCTCCGCGAGCCACGAGGTGGGTTCCTCGTACCAGGACAGCAGACCGACGATCTTCACGGCCAGTCAGGGTTCTGCTGTGTCGCAACAGTGCCGTACCAGGTGCCCGGCTCGTACCACGGAGTGATGCTATAGGCGGCTGTTCCACCCCCACCCACGCGCTGGAGCCGGCTCCGTTCGTCGTCAGTGAGGAAGACGCCCATGTTCCCGTCGGTGTAGGCGGTGGTGGTTCCGCCGACCGTCTCCGTCGAAGCCCCGTCGGGGTTGACGTAGGCCCGCTTCGCCGCGGACAGTGCAACCGCCTTCGCGGTGGCCGGCCACGGGTTGCGGACCCCGATCTCGTCGATGATCTGGCCCTGCGCAAGGTCGAGCAGGACCAGGTTCGCGGTGGCGGTGTCGAGGTCCTCCTGCAGGAAGGACGCAAATTCGGCCAAGGTAGCGATGTCGGCCATCGTCTACGTCCTTCCTGTCGATCGGGGGATCAGAACGCCGCGGTGCCCTTGGTGTAGGACACGAACGCGTCCGGCGAGCCCATCACGAAGCCGTAGTAGGCCTCGACCAGCAGCAGCACGAGGTTCTCCTGGAACGCGGAGTGCCAGGTGGTGCCGTCGAAGTACGAGGCCTCCTTCGACAGCCGCACGGAGATGTCCATGCCGACGCCGTACGCGGCCTGTGACCAGTCGCCGCCGATACCGCGCAGGTTCGTATCGGTGCCGCCGGCGCCGGTCGCGGCGACAGTGGCCTTCGACGTGGAGGCGGTACCACCGGTCAGGGCGGTCTGGTTGACCGCGAACGGAGCCGCAGCGCCAGTCACGTTCGAACCCTGGGTCGGGAACGTGATGGTGTACGGGCCACCGGCCGCACCGGACACGGTCACACCGGAGTAGATGCCGCCCCAGGCCTGGATCGCGGTCTGCACGGTCGACGCCGCGGCGTTGTACGCGATCGCCGCCGAGTTGCCGCCGGACATCAGCAGGAACGTGCCGCCGGTCGGGGTGCCGTTGATCGTGACAACCTGCGTCGCGTCACCGGCCCGCCAGTACCTCCCGGACACGCCCTTGTTGAAGTACGTCTCGAACCCGGCGATGTTGCCGCCGCTCTGGCCTGCGTTGTTCACCGAGTCCGTGTACAGCGGACGGCCCTGGGTGTCGACCTGCAGCTGGGCATCGATCTTCAGCCGCGGGTCGGCGGCAATCCCGGTGAAGTCGTAGTTCTTGTCCACGACCTTGCCGGCGCCGGTGACGATGTCGATGTACAGACCGCCCGCGGAGTTCGCGGTGGTGCCGAGCGCCTGGGTCGACGTGGCGAGCGCCAGGTAGTCCGAGAACGGCCCTGCGGCGCCGGTGCGCATCGACTTGCCGTTGATCGCGGCGTAGTCGAACGCCCGCGCGATCGCGGTCGGGAGATCCTGCTGCATCAGGTCGTACAGGCCGGCCGGGTTGGTGTTCGCGACCTCTTCGGACACGGGCACCAGCAGGGCGACCTTCTTGCCGGTCATGATCTTGACGCCGACGCCGACCTGAGCGGCGGGCTTGACGCCACCTTCTGCGACCCAGTCGGCCACGGGGACGTCCATCGGGACGGGGATCGCGGTGTTCGCGGTCACCGACAGCGGCACCTTGCGGGCCAGCGACATGACCGCCGACTGCTCGGTGGCCTTCGCGAAGATCGGTCCGGTGATGGTCGGGGGGAGCAGCGTGCTGTTGACGGCATTGAGCTGGACTGCCATGGGGTTCTATTCCTCTACGTGAGTTGCCGCTTCAGGAACGCCGCGAACTGGTCAGCAGGTGCTCCACTGACCGTTTCTCCGCGGGCTCCTTGCGAAAGGTCCGGTTTGGGGTTTGTCGGAGCACCGATCCGCTTGAGCAGCAGATCCGCCTTGGCTGTGATCTCGTCCTCGCTGTCACCGGTGAGGAAGTCGACGAGGTCTGCGGGGACACCCTTCTCGAGGGCGACCTTGTTGCGCAGGTTCTGCCTGGTGAGTTCGGCCAGCTGGGTCTGCGCGTCCTGCGCGGCCCGTTGCGCCTTCTCGACCTCGGTCAGGTTCGCCTGCTCGAGAGCGTCGAGCCTCTTCTTGAACTCCGTCGCCTGCTTCTCCGCGGCCTTGCGCTGAGCGCGCTCCTCCTGGAGAGCCTTCTCGCCGTTCGGTCCGAGCGGTTTGGCAGGCTCGCCCTGCGGTGACTCGACCGGTGTTACAGGTGCAGTTGGTACAGGCGTTTCAGGCGTCTGCTCCGACATGGTGATACTCCCAATCGCTGGGTTGGACCCGGGGCCGCATCGCACGGGCGGGAAGTTGATCTACTGCTGAACGGGTGCCGGCTGAAGAGCCGGATCCACCGGTATTGCCGGTGGCACAACAGGTTCGGATTTGGCGGGAGTGGACAGTCCCAGGTCCCCGCCGTCGGACTCGGCCTTGAAGTAGCCGCGTTCGCGGTCCTTGCGGGCCTCCGACCAGCCGAGCTCGTCCCAGGCCCCTTCGCGGGACACGATCGGGATGCCGCCGGCCAGCTTCTGCAACGCGTCGGCCTTCTGGGAGAACGTCGGGGTTCCGGGGTCGTGCCACTCGACCGCGATCCGGTTGCCGTCTTCCCACTCACCGGTCTGGATCCGGCGCGCGATACCGAGCACCCAGGCCAGGCTGTTGCCGGTGGTGGCGTTCTTCCGTTCGATGGTCTTCACCATCTGCGCCTCGTCTGCCCGGATCGCACCCTCAGCGGCAGGGTTGGCGGTGAACAGCCCGAAGTACTTACCGGGGAATCCGGTGACGCTCGAGGCCAGTTGACCGTAATGGTTGACGGTGTCGTGGAAGTTCTTCAGGTCGGACGCGGTGAACTGGCCGACTGAGGCGTTCGGGTTACCGTGCGCCCAGATCGCACCGAAGTACGACTGCCACGCCGGAATCGGGTCCCCATTGGCGTCCACGAAGTCGCCCTTGCTCATGCCAAGAACCCACTTCTGCGGCACCGAGTGCGTCTCCGCGGCCACCTGAAGGTTCGTCAGCGACCGCGCCGCGGCGTCGGTGAGCGGGATGACGTCGTCCATCTCCGAACGACCCCACCACGACCCGGTGCGGCGCCGGTTCAGGAACATCACCACCGGCACCCGGCCCAGCCGGTGCACATCCCTGTCCACTTCTGCCCATTCACCGTCCTGCCGAACAGCCCACACGGTCTGATCCGGCAGGTACAGGGTCAGGGCCTGTGGAACGCCCTGCTGTGATCCGTAGAGATCCTCCGGGATCCCCTGTTGGGTGTCGTAGAGCCTCAGGGCGGCGAGCATCCGGCGGGTCCGGGGATCCACCTTCGCGGTGATCTCGCGGGGTGATTCGACCGTGATCAGCGGCATCTCCGGGTCGGCGTCGTTGCTTCCCACGCACACGAAGCCCCGGCCGTAGATCATCTGGTCGACGTTCAGCAGGGACAGTTCGGAGTCGAGATTGTTCGCCCGCCACAACTCCATCAGGCCGGCGTCGTTGGTGTCCGAGCCCGGCAGGAGTAGGGCCTTCACGTCCTGACGATGCTCGATCGTGTCCACCACGACCCGCGGCCAGTTGACGATGGTCACGAACTTCCGCAGTTCGGGCGGAACCGCGATGCCGAGCTGGTTGAGCCTCTGAATTCCTTCGTAGTACTCGAGATGACGCTGATCGTCAGCCTGCTGATACGCGGCCTGAAGGGTGAGTTCGCTGATGAGCTCCAGTTCGATGGAAGACAGCGCCACAACCGCTCCCTTCCCTTACCGATAGACGAACATCCGGTTATCTGCCTCTTCCCAGCCGAGCGCACGCATGTCCGCGGCGGCCTCATGGGCGAGGATGTCGGCCATCAGAAGGTCGATCTTCTGGTTCTCGGCAGGTTTGCCGAGGATGTACTTGTCGCCGGGTTTCGCGAGCTTGCGAGCCGCGAGAGCATGGAGCTTCACGGTCTGGTCGCCGTCGTGCGTGGTGAGAAGGCCGGCAGTGTCCTCGAGGAACCGGGACAGTGCGTCGAACATGCGCGTGATCTGGTTGGTTGGCCACTGCACCACAACGTCCTCGCCGAACTCGATCGCCCACTCGTCGGCCTGGGTCTCCCAATGACGCGGGTCGACGTACATCCGCGCCACTTTGTACCGGGAGAACAGCTCCGACACGGCGGCTTTGACCTCTTCGCGAGGGATCCGCCCACCCCACTCGGCGGGATTCCAGAACGTCGGACGATCATCCGGCCCGTAGGTCGGGGTGAACCGGTATCCGTCGGCGGTTTCGCAGCGAAGCGCCGTCCAGTCGCTCGAGCGGCTACCGTCGAACCCGATCGAGACCCGCGTTTCCTCTGAAGCCACTTCCGCGCGGGTCGCGTCCCACAGCGTCTCGGTCATATACGACCCGAGACCCTGCACTAGACGGTTCCCAAAGAACCGCTCCGCCTGCGTCGGGTCAGTCTCGACCAGTTCAGCGGCCTCGGCATCGATCGACGCCGGATCCACCCATGGTGAGTCCTCGTAGACGTACAGGTGGATCTTGTGCCGCTCGCGCCGGTTCCCGTACGACAGGTTCGCGGGTGGTTTCCGGTAGTACTTGAAGATGTCCGGCTGCCGCGACTGGAACGCCTGCTGCGCGGCCGAGTTCTCCATCGGGTCCCACGGGTTCGTGAGCTCGATTGTGCGCCCCTGCATCGCGGCGATACCGCGGCGCATGGTCTGCCAGGTGTCCAGCACCTTGTTCCGCGAGGTGTACAGCCCCGATTCGTCGCCCAGTCCGCCCGTGAGGGGCTGACCGAGCTTCGACTTCGCTGCCGCCGACAGTGGAGTAATCTTCCCGCGGTTCGGGAGCCGGATGAAGCCCTCGCGGACATGGACGAACTCGCCCAGCGGCCCGTTGTGGATCATCGTCTGCAGCGGCTCGTATACGTTCGCCGTCTGCGTCTCCGCGAGCGCCAGCAACCCAAGCAGTGACTTGCGGCGGGGGTAGCCCATCGCCTCACCCTTGCGGTACTGGTACTCCCATCCGCATCCGCAGCCGTGCTCCTCGCACCGATACGTCTCTTTGCCAGTGGACCAGCCGGCGAACAGCGCCGGCCCGACACCCTCGAACAGGATCATCCCGGCGCCCCACGGCGACTTTCCGCATTTCTGCGGCCCAACCACGACGGAACGGCGGTAATGGAACGGCGTCAGCAGAGTCCTACTGTCGACCTTCGCTCCGGGCTTGATCCGGTAGTGGTTCGCGGTACAGAACAGTTGCCAGCCGTTGAACTGCAGCGGCTCACCCTCATAAACCCCGCCCGGGACCTTGCAGTGCTGCTCGATCCAGTCCGTCGCGAGGAAACCGAGAGTGTGCAGGGGGTCGAAGTCCAGAGCAAGACCGTCAGTCGCCACCGTTGACTACCGAGAGCCGGTCACGCGAAGACTGACGGGGCTCAGCCGGACGCCTCGCGGCGTGGGCCGATACCTGATCCTCGGCGACCTTCCAGCCCATCTCAGCAAGACCGGCGGTCGTCATCCCGATCTGGTCGGCGAAGCGGTGCAACTGCCCCAAAAGCGACGCCGAAGCATCCGGATCCTCACAGCGCACCACGGTGCGCGTGTACAGCGCCACAGTCCGGACCCGCCACGCCTCCGACGGCATCGACCAGGCGCACGCCTGCGGGGTACGCCACAACGACTCCCACACCTCGAGTTCACGGCTCGAAGCATCCGGGAACGGGAACTCAGGGATCGCTCCCCGAAAACCCTCAGCCGGCAACGCCGTCAATTTGAACCCACGACGGTCGGAACGACCCGAATTC